CACATCGTCAAAGTACTTGGTGCATACGCTTACACACTTAGTGATCTCGTGCTCACTCTTCCATACACCATCAACAGTGCTAATTGTGTAGCCATCAAAGACAGTATCTAGTACTTTGATGAACTCATCCCATTCACTGTTAGATACGGTGTCTCCATTGGGTACGTTCATACCCATGAACAGTTGATATGTACTCATCGCATTACCTCAATTGTTAGTGTACAGGTCAGGCAGTAACAAGTGCCTGCATATTAGAGAGCTCACCCTCTACATCACTGTTGTTGCTGATGTAGGAGACAAGATCATCAAACTCATAGAATGGATCACCATCAACATCACCATAAAGGTCAATGAGGTTGTAGTACGTACCCTCATCATCAGTCTCCTTGTTGAATGTGTAACCAGTCACATCCATGAGAATGTTGCGGACTCGGCGTTCGTAGCTAGTCAATTGCATAGCATTAGTAGTGAACAAAAGGAGCCGGCTAACGGATTTGAACCGATGGCCTTCGCTTTACAAAAGCGCTGCTCTACCACTGAGCTAAGCCGGCAGTAGTGCCATGAACAAACTTATAAAGCGCATGTGGCTCTGCGCTGAATACTGTTATGTACAGGTTCGTAGTGTCTGGTCGGGTTGCAACCATATCTACACTTCGCGGGATCGCACGCACCGCTAGCTCCGTCTTGTGACGAACCGGCTATTAAGTTGTCAAGGTGCAGTTGGTGTGTGAGCCGCTTGGCCGTCCCCCACCGATGAACCTACCATACCACAGTGGACACGATGTGTCAATCCCAAGAACCCAGTGGAACCGTGTAGCCCACTAATTGACCCTATCAGCGTTCCTTATCGTTAGTCATAAGGGCAGCTTATGGTTGATGAGTATTGAACAGCTTGAATGTAATGAAAGCATTGGTGGTGTGTGCTGTGTTGGTGTATGTATTAGCTGTGCTTATCGTTGTGTGTCGTATTGATAGTTATAACTGATAGGGCCATACAGATCAATTCATATCTATCAATACGCATTCGTATCACACTATTGCGAACTGTTCTCAATAAGCCAACGCTTCGCTATACATACTACCTGCAGCTACTAGATTGCATATCTAGCGCGTCCTTGATACCGACGCTATGCCTAATTCAATAGAGGGGCACGGGGGGAGTGGCGTCCTCCCCTAACGATATGTCCCTTCTAACATTTCTGTCAAAATTCTTAGACCCTTACCAGAATGACGTGTAAGGGCCTTGTATTTCTTTTTGACGTACTTACACCTACTTCTAGCTTGACGCACCTTAACGGGCTTTCTAGACCCCTTAGAATAGCGTTTATGTTGTTCTCTAGGACCTGTACGACTATACACCTTCTAACACCTCACTAGCAAACGACGTATCAGCTCTTGCTTCTTCTTGTACCGAATCATACTGACTAATCATATCTTCTAACCAATGATATAATTCCTTACTAGACTCCAGGAACTTAGCAGGACCAAGCCTTTTCTTTACATCCTTAACTGACATACAAACTGTAGCTGCATTCCTGTAGTACATCATAATCCAATTAGGACCTGTTCTAACTCTATTGTAAGAGACTTTTAAGTGTTGTGTATTGAGTGGATAGTCGTAAACCATTAATGATGATCGTTTTGGTAGATAGAGGTGGCAGTAATGTCGTCGTAGGCAGTAGGGATAAAACGATGCCGAGTACTTACTGTATATTGAGAATCGGAGTAATCATCACCATTGCTACGTATCTCATTAAAGGTACGGGGGTTACGGAATTGATTACGTAATGGCTGGTTACGATATGTTCTACTCATTGTTAAGGATAGGTAGTGACATATTCTCTACTGCCTCCCACGCCTTCGGCTGTGGTCGAGAGGAGTGAGCTCAACTGGGAAGAGGAGGGGAAGTAGATGAATGAACCTTAGAGGGAGGAGTTTGTGTCTTTGTTCCCTCACTGTTCATTAGTGAAGGAAGGGGAAGATGATCAAGACAACTTGTTTGTCTTGGAGTCTTCCCCCGTACAGGAGTCCGGTCCACCCTTCCATCCTCCTGTATAGGGGCGTCATCGGTCCAAATCCCTTGCAGTGCAATGGATGTGGTCGTGTTACAAATTTACCCAGCTTGTGACGCTTTTAGGATTGGTTTTACCTCTAGCTTGTCGTCTTTGATCAAGGCTAAAACCAAGGACAAGATGGTTAGTAGCAGACTTAGGATCATCTAGGAATGTCTCTAGCATGTCTTGCCAGTCTTCCTGTTTACGTTGCTTGACTGCCTCATAGGCAGAGATCGACATAGCATCTGTGAAGTACTTAACACCTTGAGCTAGGCTGTCTAATCTGTCGTCGTGTTTAACAGCTCCTTTTTCCCGACACATACGACTCATCTGATAGAAGAGCATGTATAGGAGTCGTTCTTCTGGTGCTGCGTCTTTATTGGAGTGGTAATCCCATTCAACAACTGACCTATCAACAACTAGCTTGTGTTGGTTTAGGATTGGCTCTAACGCATCAATGATTCGGTCTTCCTTACGGACGTTAGCCCGTACCTCCTCTACGTCTATTGCTTGTTTGGTTTGTTGGAGGTGTTTTTTAAACAGTTCTGCGACGATACCATCTCCGAAGTTTGTTTCGATGAGTAATTTTGTAACATTGTACCGCTTACACCCACGCAAGATGTCAAGAAGTGTGTTGTCGCTATAACCGTCGCGATAAGCTCGTACTTCGTGAACGTAGAGAAAGCCATTCTTTTGTGAAATATATGTAGCTGCTGTTTCGTCAGTACCACGACCACTGGGGTCTACTGAGCAGATTGTTTCCGAGTATGGACTCCAATCACCTTGGAGTTGCATCGGGGAGTAGAAGTAATCACCTGGTAAGCCAACCGTAGGCAGATCCTTGAGGCAATTACGAGGGTCACTGCACCACACAACAGCATCCGGCGCTTGAGTCGGGTTAACGGAGGTAATGACAAGATCTGAGAACTTAAGTGGGAACTTTTCTGCATCACTCAAGGTTGTGTCGAGTTGGAACTGCAACATGAAGTTGCTACGACCCATGGCAGCTTCCCGTTCCAACAGTTCATCACTGGAGAAGCGATCAGAGTCAGTAGGGGCCCACTCATCAACACCACGTTCAATGTCTTCCACAATCTGTGGAGCAAGGAGGCCTTCGTATTGACTGAGTTTGTCTTTACGTGGGTAGCGTGATGGCCAGACAAATGGACGATAGTTACGTTCTGCTAGCTTTCGGTAGACAGTGAAGGTAGTCTGTGGAGTGCCAAGGTACATAATGCGAGAGTCCTTCTTGGGTGTCAGGATGGACTCCGCCTCTGTACACAGCTGTAGAAGTTTCTCTCGCATCAGCTCAGTCATGCTGTTGCCAGGCACCTCAATGTCGTCAAGGATCATCAGGTCTGCACGAGAACCAGTCAGCTGACCTGTAATACCAACTGACTTAACAGAAGGTGCTTGGTGAGGTGAGCAGTTCACATCAAAAGAGATACGACTCCAACGACTGTCATCACTTTTAGGTCGTAGGTGAAGTAGCCATGGTGTCTCAATGATTAGCTTCTGAAGGAAGATCGACATGTTGTCAGCTCGTTCCTTAGAAGCTGAGATGATCATGATCTTCTTCTCTGGATCATTAAAAAGAGTCCACAACACAAAGGCTCCAGTAATCCAGCTCTTACCGACTCCTCGGAATGCTTGGATCTGTAGTCGCTTTGGACCGTGTTGTAGGTAGTCAGCAATTGCGTACTGTGCTCTTGTCGGAGAGGGTAGGTCTAGCTGACCCCAAAGGGCTTGAAGGAATAGCTTAAAATCGTCTTTAAGGGCGGTTAAAGTATCCATATGATAGAATGTATTAAAAAGCCCCCACAGGCGTGCTGTAGGGGCATATAGGCATCAATCAGCGAGCTTTACTCGTGAAGGGATATACGTATTGTGTATACGCTCAAGTCTACCAACACCGGAAGTGAGCTGCCTTAGGTTATTAGCAGGATCGTTCTTGCGGATCAACGTGTCCCTATCAACTGGTGAGTTAGTCATCAATGCTCCAAAATTAGTGGCAGCATTCTTAGTTGGAAACATCCCATGAGTAACCTGTGCTCGCCCCAGTGTATTCTGGCCATCTAGGTACTTAAGCTTTAGAAGTTTAAGTAGCTCAACAATAGTTGAATCGTTGTTTTTATCGTTTGGCATCAGTCCCTTACAATGCTAGAGATGATTTTATTGAAGCCGCGATACGCATCAACCAGTGGCTGGAAAGGAGTGAGTGGTTTAGGTATCAAAGCTTTCGCTGCCTTAGTAACGTTAGTTGATTTTGCTGCAGGCTTTTTAGAGGCAGTAGGTATAACTTGAGCTGGCTTTGCGGCACCGTAAAGGGCTGGCTTAGGAACTTTACCTTGAGCAGCTCTTCTTTCTGCTAGAGCTGCAACAGCTGCAGTAGCCGCAGCAGCAGGCATCAATGGAGGAGCTGCTATAGACGCCAAACCCAATGCACCAGAAAGACCGTTCAGCGCACCAACACCTCTCTGTTGAGAAGAGGTTGCTGTGAAGGCCTGATTAGAACCAGTTGCGGCATTAGCAGCATCACCAAGTGCACCTATTACGCCAAGAGCGCCACCTACAATAGGGAGAGTTTTACCGATCTTAAGATATTTAGCAAGATCAGATTCAAGTATTGGTCTGGTAATCTGTGGGTTGCGTACATACTGGTTCATGTCAATTAGAGTACCAGATTGAGAAGTAGCCTCCACGTTCTTTGCTAAAGATGCCCTTTGCTTCAGATCTTTAGTCCAGAGATCGCCACCAGCAATTTCATTTAAGATTCTCCTTGCTTGTGCCTCATCTTGGCGATTAAAGGCCAGTTGATTCATCAACTGTTGAGGTCTAAAAGTTTCGTCCTGTAGGCGCGCCAATGCTTCTTGTGGTGACGTACCAGCAGGAAATGGTTCAGCCTTCCAGACACCTTGATCAACTGAGCTATCAACACCTGGCATAAACCGCACAGGGTCGGTATGAGCAGTCACTCCGACAGGATCACCTTGGTGACTCCAACGGCTCAACATTAGCATCTCTTCAGGGTATGTACCAACAGGATGCCCGGCGGCTCTAGCCAATGAAAATGTCTCAAGCTGATCCTTGAGCGGCATGTTTTTTAATCTATCTGCAGTAGATAGAGCAATTTGGTGATGAGCTTCAGTACCGCTACCTCGTCCTGTTTTTGCCGGTGCTCTTAGACTAGACTCCTTGCTACCAATCTGCTGAAGAAGTGTAGAAGGATCTAGATTACCACGTCTGTAAAACTGCTCATACCAGTTAACAAGTGGTTCTACAAATTCTGGCCCAGTCTGGTTGAGGAAAGCTCTTACTGCTCTATTGCGCTTGCTAGTATCAAGAATTACGGGAAACTCACCAATCTGTTTTTGCAGATCTCTGAAGTACTGACTAGCAGCCCTAGAGCCAGTAAAGGGGTCGTCTCTAGAGGGCGGAGAGGGAAACAGACCTAATTTGTCAAATTGGTCAACAGCTTCCATAAAGGACTGTGCTCTTTTTAGAAAAGCTTTGTCCTTATGTAGCTCAGCATTTTCTGCCATTTATCAACGGACATAAAAAAAAAACCACCCCTTGCGAGGTGGTGTATGTGTATGTACCTGAGTGGACAGGTTAGTTAGGTTTTAACAACAGAACCACCACCATTAGCTTTATCTCGATTCCGTCTGTCTTCTTCTCTTGCAGCAATGAGTCGTTGACGTTGCTTGCTCATCAAGTCCTCACGACCTGCACCAGAGCGACTTTGTTTACGTTCCTCACGTT